CTGTTTCTTTCTGCCTGTCTTCCATCACTTGTTCAAGGAGAAAGGTGAACTGGCCGCTGATTGTACGCCGCTCCTGCTGCGCCAGCCTTTTTAAAGCGTGGTATACGTCAACCGGAATAACCACAGATTTCCATTTTTTAGGGTTCATTTTACCGTCCTATTTTTCTGGGATTTTACGCAATATCTCTTGGAATTTCAAGTTTTTTTATAGACCCCCAATTGGGCCCGTGGGCCGTGTCGCATGGTGTAGGGACCTTCAGCTCCACGGCATTTTCCATGGCTTTCCGGAGGCCTACCAGCTCCTCCTTAGCCTTGATTGAGAAGGCCAGCTCATCGTGGATCTGGACAAGGGGCACGGCACCGGTTTCCTTGTATACGGCAACCATGGCGGATTTCGTCATGTCAGAGGCGGAAGCTTGGATCAGGCGGTTGAGGGAGCGATATAGATAGGCGCGTTTAATGTTTCGTCCGTATTCAGAGAGCGCCTCTTCCCGGGGGAGGGCTTTTGAGACGACAAACAGTTTGGGCTCCCAGAGGGGGAACCGGCACTTGCGGCCCAGCAGGGAGCGGACGGAACCGTTGGACTGCGGGTCCGCTACTTTTACTTCGACGGCCCGCATGAGTTGCTTGACAAAAGGAACGTCAGCGTGATACCGGGCGAGAAAAGCCTTAGCCTCTTCGAGCGAGACATCAAGCATTTCAGCGAGGCGCGTTTGGCCCATTCCATAAATAAGTCCAAGATTAAGGGTCTTTGCCGTGGAGCGCGGGATCCCGGCCACGTCAGCGACCATCTGGTGGAAATCGGTCTTGGGGTTGGATTGGTAAGCTTCCACGAATTCTTCGGATCCGCTGAGACCTTTGTGCGTGAGGCTGGCAAAGTGGACAAGGATGCGGGGCTCCTGCTGGTCAAAATCGAGGGACGCCCACTGCTCGCCTTCCTCCGGCAAAAACAGCCCCCTTATGGCCTTTGCCATTTCAGGGTTGCGGGCAGGCTGCTGTTGTAAATTCGGATTGGACATGCTGATTCGGCCTGAGACCGTTCCCCCGGTCTCGCCGCGTAGCTGGTTGATATGGCCGTGGATGCGACCCTTGTGCGCGTAGCGGAAAATGCTGGAGAGGAACGTATTCCCTATTTTGTCTATTTCGCGGGCCGAGGCAATTTTCTGGGCGAGGGGGTGTCCGTGGTTCTGGAGGAAATTCTTGGTGAAGCTCGGAAGGCCGGTCTTGGTGCGCGGATAACGTATTTTGAGCTTGTCAAAAAGCTTTGCAATGGACGCTGCCGCCCAGAGTTCGATCTGGAGACTGCTCTCATCTTTAATTTCCTTTAGCAGGGCCTGAGACTGCTTGAGCAGTTTCTGTTTCAGGCGCTCGGCTTCTTCAAGGTCAACGCGGATGCCGCGCCAAGTCATCTCGATGCAAAGGGGGAGCACTTCACTTTCCAATTCAAAGATGGACCACAAGTCCTCACTGGTGAGTTCGGCCTTGAATCGCTGCCAGAGATCGAGCGTCAGTTTGGCGTCGGCCTCGGCGTACTCCCCGACAAACGGGGCCGGAAGTTTGTACAGCTCGGACTTGGGATTGACGCCAAATTCAGCGGCGGCTTCCCGCAAAGTGGCCTCGGATTTTAACTCTCCAAGGTAGTCGTAGGCCACGGAATTCAGCGAGTAGCCACGATGGCGGTTTTCGTCAAGCAGCGGGGCGGCAAGGATCGCATCCCGCAAGCGGCCTTGGAGTTTAATATCAATCCGGCGCAACCAGCCGACATCGTAAGCGGCATTATAAAAGATTTTGTCGGACGGATGGTCGGCAATTTCTTTCTGGAACCACTTGAGTACAATACGCCGGTCGAGGTTGCCGCCGCCCTCGTGGCCGAAGGGGAGGTAGGCATTAAAGCCTTCGTAGGCGACAGCGATACCGACAACATCGCCGTTTTCAGTCGGCCAGCCGGGCCCGTGGGTCGTGAGCCTCGGGTCTTTGGTCTCCAAATCTATTGCAATTTCCTTGATGCCCTCGGGTGTGACCGGAAGCTCGGCCACGGGCACCCATTCTGTTTTTATACCCCAGGTTGGTTTTTTAAGATTTTTTTTCAAAACTAACTCCAGTCTTTGCCTTCCAGAATCTGGTCAACAAGCATGACGTAAAAAGCCATCCCTTCGGAAGCCAAGGCGACGCTCCGCATGTGGCGAAGGCCGCTGATAAGACGCTGGTTTTCCTTCCGCTGTGCCCAAAACACATCCCATTTAATCTGCTCATGGTCAGGGCTATAGTCAAGCTCCAACTGTTTTCCTTTTTCGGTCTCGGCCACGGCACAGGCATAGGCCACGGCGGCATAACCGGCACCATCCACAAAATCGTCCCGGTTTAGCTCTCCGGTTTTGCGTCTGGCAATTTTTAGAAGCTCCATCATGTTTGCGGCATCCGCTGCCGAGAGATCCCCTTTTAGGCGCTTGAGGTAGGCCGCCCACAGGTCCGCGATATTCTGGTGGTTTTCATTCATGGGCCCGTAGCTGCTGTCGCGGTCTTTGGTGACGAGATCGAGGGCTTCTTGTAGAATATCTGATGGCATTGTTTTCTCCTTAAATGATCCAGCCGCGCTGGCGGTTTTCGGGATGTTGAAGGTACAGGTTTTGCTTGGCCCGGGTAATTCCGACGTAAAGAAGGCGGTTACCGCTGTCGGGATCTTTCTGAAAAGTCGCAAGGGCATTTCCGGTCAGACTGAGGTCGAGGAGGACGTTTTGGGCTTCGCCGCCTTTGGCTCCATGGATTGTGGAAATTTTAATCTTGGGTTCTTCAAAAATGTTGACGCCGCGTTTTTGAAGCGCGGTGGCATAGGCTCGCGGCTCATCTTTAATGCGGTCGAGAACGGTTTGCCAATCTCCTTCCCCGGTCAGGCCAAAATGCTGGCGAAGGATGTCCAGCGTAAAAATATCACTTTCGTCGGCGGCTTTGAGCTGGGATTTAAACCCATGCTGGAGATTGGGGCCGACACCTATATGGTCGTAGAGTTGTAGCGCGTCTTTGTGCGAAAGACCTTCGCCTTTGTTGAGGTGGGCCCAGCTTTTAATGGCTCCAAGGACTTTCTTTTCCAGTGAGGGGTTGCCTCCCCGGGTAAAGTAGTGACCGCTTTTTTTGAGAAAATCGGCAAGAGGGTCCATCATAAATCGAGCCTGCGAAAGGCATAGCCAGTCTTCACCATTATTGAAATCGAGGCTGTCCGGCGTTGACACATGCGTAATCGAGCCATTTTCAGAGCGGGGCTTCCATCGTTTCGGGTGACGGCGGCGGATGCGACGGGCCACGCGGTCTGCGATATCGTGGACGGCGCGGGGAATTCGGTAGGACTGGTCGAGCACTTGAGAGCCGCCCTTGAGACCGAGAAAACGGCTGATTGAAGCCCCGGCCCACTGGTAAATTCCTTGGTCGTCGTCACCTGCAGCGAAACATTGATCGCTGCTTTCACTGATTTTCATCAGAAGCTCGTGTTGCAGAGGCGTGAGGTCCTGGGCCTCGTCGATAAAGCTTGTGTGAAAAGAAGGAATAAGCGAAGGCTCTTTGACAAGATTGATGATCATGTCGGTGAAGTCGAGTAGTCCGTGGAGTCTTTTAAATTTCTCGTACTCGCTGTAAATGTGAAGAAAGTGGTACAGCCGGATGTTCAGCCGGATGTTGGGGTTATTGTAGGCTTTTTCAGGACCTTCAAGCGAGGAACGTGCGAGGTCGATGCAGCGCATGACAGGCTCGTTGCACCGGAGCATTGTAAAGTTTTCGTCTTGGGTACGCTCCATGAAATTGAGGTCGCCAATAGGCTCTTTCTTGGCAAATTCTCTAAGGTCTGATTCCTTTATAACGTCAGATCCGCTTAATCCCAGACAGCGAAAGGCCAGACTGTGGAGGGTCTGGAAAAAGGGAAAGTCATCGGAAGAGCGGGAAAATTTTTGGGAGGCCCGGTCCCGGGCTTCGTAGGCCGCTTTCCGAGTAAAGGCAAAGTACCCTATTTTTTTGGGGGACACACCTTCATCCAGCAGCTCTTCAACACGGTCTAACAGTGTTGTTGTTTTGCCGGTGCCCGGGGGTCCGAAATAGGTAAATACAGGTTTCAATTAAGGTCTCCTATTAAAAAGGAACTTCGTCAGCGTCAAATCTTGACGAAAAATCAGGTTCGATTTTGAGAAAGGCCGGAATGGACCAAACCCGGATGGGCCGCTTTTTCTTGCTTAACCACATCTGGTCGCTTTGGCCGCCCATATCTTTAAGCCTCTGGGCAATCTTGTTGCTTTTGTACTCAAAGAATTTCTGTTGGCGCAGGAAGGTTTCCAAATCAATGAGGCGGAAATAGGTCCGTCCCTCTTCTTCATCGGTCCATGGGCGGCGGAGCAGGATCTCTTCTTTGTCCATCGCGGACTGCATGTGGGTACAGAATTCTTCAACAAAATGGAAGAACTGGCCCTTGATTGAAGCGTCTTCTGATGAGGTTATAATAGCCCCTTCCGTCTGGGTCATTTGGACGAGCAGGGTGTTCATCAGGGCTTCCCAAGCCTGACGGGTAATGGTGCGTGGCATGAAGTTGATTTGTTCCATGCACAGGATCTGAAACTTCGGCTGGCGCTGAAGGGCTTCCGTGTCAAGTTCGACCGGCTTTCCGTTCACGTCCAAGAACCATAGCGGTGGTTCACTGTCATACTTACGCAAGTTAGCGATTGAAGGGGTGTTGGCCCCGCCGCCGACGCCATGCTTACGGCTCCGGCAAATGTCCTTGTTGCAGAAATTGCAGATAGGCTGGTCAGCGCATTTATACTGGTAGTCTTTCTTTTTAAGCTGGTCCGCCACAATGTTGACTTCTTTGAGGTCGAGCGGCGGGTCCATGACAGTCTGGTTATACTCCAGGATCTTTGTTTCCCACTCGTCGGGGAAAGCTTTTCTTAAATACACACCTACATTAAAGAGGCCATTGTTCCGTGTTCCTTGCGGAAAGCCCTGCCGCATCAGGGCCTGCAGGCACGGTGGCCCATCACGCAGTTTTTCATCAACGTCCGGGAGGTTTTTGGGAACGAGGCTGCCGAGTTCTTCTTCGGTGATGGCAGAAGCTTGGGCCTTTTTCAGAAACTCTTCGAGATCGAGGGAGGACCCGTCGCTTTTGAAGGCATAGCGCAGGCCGTTTTCGTGGTTAAAGTAAGGCAGGTTTAAAAAGTTTCCGTTATCGCCGCGCTCCAGAACCAATGCAATTTGCTTGGGGAAGATTTCGGTGTTGTCAGCAAGCCCTAATTCTGAGCGCACTTCTTTAAGCTTGTTTTGTACTTTTTCAGCCTCCACCCAGTCTTTCAGAAAAAGGTACAGGTGGGCTCCGCCGGATTTGCTGCGGCAGACCACGAGCGGCAGTTCAAGTTTTTCAATTCGTTTGATAATTTCAACGTGGTCGAGGGGGTAGGTGTCAATGTCGATAGCTCCGAAGACGCAGAGATTTTTCTCGTTGATTGGAACGATTCCAATGCTCGATTTGCCTTCGAGGTGATCCTGATAGGTTGTCAGGGTCCGTGATTGGTGGACAAATTTGTAGTCACCGCCCTGCTTGCCATTGGCATCCTTTTTTGTCAGGTCAACGGCACCGTGGGCTTTTTCAAGGCCCCGGAACAGGTCGGCAAATTCTTTTACGGTTTCTGTTTCCATGAGAAAACAGGGAGGGCCCGGAGACCCTCCCCTATGCCCGGGTTTAGAACGGCACGTCTGAAGAGGAGGAGTCATCCTCTCGGACATGCTGGACTTTTACTTGCCCGGCCTTAATGGATTCCGCAAATAGCTTGGCTTGTGAATAAATTTCGGGACTCTCGATGGCCCCTTTCTTGCTGATTTGCCATCCAAACCAAGACCCGTTTTTGTTTTCCTCCGGAACCGTTTGGAGGTGCCAGATATGGGAAAACCTTGGGGGTTGGAACAACTTACCGTTGGCGTCCGTCATCTGGAGGGAGCGCATGGCCGAGTTCCACTGTTTGGACTTCTTGAACTGGGTTGACTTCATCGGCAGCAATGCCTGCTGGGTCATTCCGTTTTCATCCACCAGCAGTACATAATGCTGTGCGGTTCGTTCAATGTAGCGTCCCCCGCCGTCCACGACATAATCCTTGTTATCTTCCCCGCGCTCGTACTTGGGGAGTTCGTCGCCAGATTGGTAGATGGCAAAAGGCGCTCCGGAGCCGCTGGAACGGGGTTCCCACTCGATAAACTGGAGAGCATAGGCACAGTTGATAACGTCTACGCCGTCCTTGCCTTTTTGAATGGTCTTTGTGACCGTGTTAAAAATATCCCCCGCCTTGGCTCCTTCGAGATCGTCAAGTTCATCTGACATTTTCTGAAGGATTTTCAGAAAAGGAATAGCCAAGTCTTCGGTTGTCAAATTATCCACACCCACTCCCGCGTCGTGAGAAAAAAGGTCGGGTGTCATTATGGCTGGCGGTTTGCCGTTGCCATTCTTCGTCACTTGTTGTTTAGGCATTTTTCTTTCCTCGTTTAATAACCGCTCGTGTTGCAATGAAAGCCCCAAATAGATCCATAGGGATGGGGATACTCCCTTCTACGCATTCCCTGAGCCAGCCTCTTGAAGTCGCGGATTCGACTTTTTCAAGCTGGCTTGGGTTGTAGCCCTGCGACTGGCAGAAGCTGACAAACTCTTTCGCTGTTTCGTCCTCACCACGGCCAAACGTGACGGTGACATTATTCTTAACCATGTCACCAAACCCGTTGTCGCGGAGCCACTGGTAAGCTTCCTCACGCCGGTCTTTCGGGATAGACACACTATAAATAGGCTTAACCGAAATTTTTGAACCGTCCGTCATTTCAAACTCGCGCAAGTTCATTTCTTCCAATGCCTCTGGCAGTTGGTCGTCGATTATTGCATAGAGCGACGCTTTAAGTTTCTTGAGGTCGCTTTCCGTAGTCGAAATTTTTTCTTCCAAAACAGCAGCCTCGCCAGCGAGACGCGAAACAGAATCAAGCTTGCCTTCAGTCAATGAAGAGAGCTTGTCGTCGGTCTGGGTACTGTCGGAAGACATTTGATCGAGGAGGTCATTCATCATATTCACCTTTTCATTTTGAAACAGTTGACTTAACTGCTGCACATCTTATATACTATCATCTGGGTAAAAACAAGATTTATTTGATGAAAAACTTTATTTTTAAAACCAAGCCCTACGCGCACCAGCTCAAAGCCTTTGAAATAAGCGCGGAAGCGGAGAATTTTGCGCTGCTGATGGACATGGGAACCGGGAAGACAAAAGTTTGTATAGACTCCATCGCGCATAACTTTGAAGAAAAACGAATCGTTTTTTCTTTGATTGTAGCACCCAAGGGCGTCATCGCCAACTGGATTTCAGAAATTGGGGCCCACCTTCCGGACCATATAGAACGGCAGGTTGTGCTTTGGAAACCTTCTCTGACAAAGGCCAAGCGCAAGGAGCTGCTGGATCTATCCGAACCTTCCTCCAAGCTGAAAATACTACTAATGAACATTGAAGCCTTTTCCACAAAAAAAGGCACGGATGTTGCATCCTTCTTTGTTAAAAAATTTTCCACCTTTATCGTAGTCGATGAAAGCACGACAATAAAGAATCGTCAGGCAAAACGCACAAAGGCGCTATGCAGCATCGGCAAAGAAGCACAGTTCCGGCGTATTTTAACAGGGTCCCCGGTTACAAAATCCCCCCTGGATCTCTATAGCCAGATGAATTTTCTCGATCCCCGCATTCTGGGCTTTAAAAGCTTCTACGCTTTCCAAGGCCGCTATGCTGTTGTGCAGCGGCGAACCATGGGCTCACATTCCTTTAATCATATTGTAGGCTTTCAGCGGCTCGACGAGCTGACGGAAAAACTGAAGACCTGCTCCTACCGGATACGCAAGGAGGACTGCCTTGATTTACCGGACAAGGTTTACACAAGCCGCCAAGTTGAATTGACCAAGGAGCAGGAAAAGGCTTATATCCAGATGCGGCACTTGGCACTGGCCCGTTTGGAAAAGGGCGAAATGGCAACGACTAAAAATGTACTAACCCAGATCATGCGTCTTCAGCAGATTTGTCTGGGGCATTTAACCGACGACGAGGGGCTTGTTCACGAGGTTCAATCAAACCGGCTCCCTGAACTTTTAAATATTTGTGAAGAGATACAGGGCAAAGCAATCATATGGGCGACATGGACCCGGGACATCCGCTCGATTGCCGAGGCCCTGCGCGACCGCTTTAGCGTACCAGCGGTTGCAACGCTCCACGGGGAAACCCCTGATTCCGAGCGCCAGCAGATCGTGGAAACTTTTCAGGATCGGCAATCGGAATTAAGGTTCCTCGTGGGGCACCCTAAAACCGGCGGCTTCGGCTTAACGCTGACGGCGGCGAATACGGTTATCTACTACAGCAACAGCTATGACTTGGAGTTGAGAATACAGTCGGAAGACCGGGCCCATCGAATCGGGCAGACAAACAAGGTAACTTATATTGATTTGATTTCACCCCAGACGATTGACCAGAAAATTGTTAACGCGCTTCGGGACAAAATCAAGATTGCAGATCATGTCATGGGCGAAGAGGCCCGGAACTGGTTAGTCTAGGTCCGACCACGATTTCCCGTCAAAAACCCGCGCTGATTTCCGGTTGTCCTTCTTGTTGACATAACTGCAATGGACCCAGCCGCTGGAAGGATCTCCCTCCCGGTAAAACTCCAGGATCAACTGGTCAAAGCTGCAATTGTCTTTTACCCATAGCGCCACGTCCTTGTTGGCAACCCCGGGTATTTCAAAATCGACGGCTTGGCCTGTGACGTGCTGGCTTCTGTCGGACGAACCGATAGCCCGGTTCAGTTCAAGGCAGCGGAAGCCGCTGTTGGGGGCAAAGGGGATACCGTAATGTTCACGCACCGGCTCCAGTATTTCATCGCAGACGAGGGTCAGGTTGTCCCGGGCCATGGTCCCGGGTTCGTTGTCAATGTCCTGCCGCTCGGCGGTTGAGGATTTGGAAAGCTCGCTCAGGGAGAAATGCTTGGATAGCTTCATCCAACAAGCTGCCTTCCCTTGCGTTTAACTGAAACGATGCCGCCATGACTGGCCTGAAAAAGTGTATCATAGGGCCAAAGCTTCTTCCCGAGTTCAATTGTTTTTTGTGACGCTTGGCCCGTGGGCCCTTGTGCCGTGGGCCCTTGTGCCGTGGGCCTTTGTGCCGGGAGCTGGCCCCCTCCAATTCCGCTTGTCCGAGCAAGCAAAGAGTCGGAAATCGGGGGCCGTCCCTGAACATTGGAAGCCATTTGTCTCTGTCCCTGAACAACAGGAGCCACGAAGGACTGGGGACCCACTTTCGCCCTTATGTATGCTTCTTCTTCGGGGTCGTGAATAATTTCGGTTGCGCCGCCTTCCCGTTCAATCCGGTCTATTTCTCTCTGCTCCTCGACACCCTCTCGTATAACCTGAGTTGGAGGACCAGCCATGAACTGGTATGGACGCAGGGCCTGCGTTAGTCTCTTGTCGAACACAAACTTTCCATTCTTACTGAGACCTGCTGTTTCGGTAAGAAGAAGTTTAGCCATTGAAGGATCCGCGAGAGCGTCTGCAACCAAAGAAAATATGGCTTGGTTCCCACCAGATTCAAATATCCTTCCAGCCAGTCTTCCCCCTGTTCCGGCCATCACAAGGGCTGGCCCCCCTGTGGCTCTAGCGGACCAAACACCAAGGACGCGACCAGCGTTTCTAATTGCTTCCCCACCCCGGAAAGTTAACTTCACAGGCTCCGAAGCTGCTCCTGCGGCCTTTCCTGCTCGTTCCGCCATACCCACGGCTATCTCGTCGTTGAATATCTTGAGCATGTCGTAGGTCGTCATGTTTGAACCCGGGGGTCCTACACGATCAGAGAAAATCTGACGTAAAGCCGTTTCGTTTTGCGTTAACAACTGATTTATCCGGGAGGGGTCTAGGACAGCTTCCCCAGGCATCCGTCCAGCGGTTGAAGGATCTGATAGAGTTTGTTTTAGCAACTCGTTAAAAATGGATCTTTGAAAACCAGCCCTTGCGGCTCCCGTGTCGTCTGCGTCGAGTATTTTAAGCGTTGCCGCGACGTTTGTTTCAAAGTTTGCAGGATCGGCAAAAAGCGTTGCTGCTACGACCTTTGGGTCTTTGTCTAAGAAAAGGGAGGCGCTGGACCTGTCGGCTTGGATTTTTCGTACAATGTCCCCGGCATCTCTAACAGATGCCAGATCATCCAGATTTTGCGTAGCAAGTGCCTTGTCTATGGTTTCCCTAGAAGGGTCGTGTAGAACCTTATGACGAATCGCCAGTTGCTCCCCCGAAACAGCCAATTCCTGTAGTTCTTTTCCGAAACCCGGATAGGATTCTTCGATTTTTGCAATCGGGAGGGCCCAGGAACGGATGGCTTTTTCTATTTTTCGGGAGTTCAGAACTCCATTATCAAAGGCTATTAACGCCAGTTGGTTCAGAACCTCTTCCCGCAAAACCTGACTTGAAAGTTTTGCGGAACCGGGTCCGGCTGTTCGTATGCTTTCCCACGTAACACCTTCAACCCCTGGAGTCAAAACGGCGTTTGGATCAACGGTAATGGTCCCGTCTTCCCTGCGGATTAGGTAGGGAGCTTTTGCCTCTACAAGAGCCGCGTCTAACGCATCCAAACTACCCGAAGGCACTCTTCCGGGAACCGTTTGATTGTCTTTAATTATTTTTGCAAGAATTTGGTTGTGGTCAACTTTAGCGCCACGGTCAGCAGAGGTAGCCAGGTAATCAGCAATTGCTCCTCTGGTATATTTAGTATTCAAGTCTGTGCTGAATGTCCGCGCTGCGTCGTAAGCCGCCGTTTTTCCTACGGCACCAAAAATTTCGGGGTTCTGAAGCCATTCCTCAATAATATAGGATTGAGCGTTGTTAGCTATTCGGGCAGTGTTCGCCTCCCCCTTATTACGAGCCCGCGCTGCTTCATCCAACAACGTGGAACGTGTTGCAAGAACCTCGTCTAACGTGTTGACGTTGTCGAGAATACCATTCGGTCCCATCGCTATGACTTCATCCCCTGCGGTCATCTGGGGAATGATCTCGTCCTCAAGGGACTTTAACTTTGCCCGAATACCAACTAAATCGGCACTGATCTTGTCTAGCGCAGGGTTAGAAGCGCCTTCCAAGGATTCTATTTCTGCGCGAACCCCGGCTATCTGTTCTTGTTTAGTGTTAATACGCCTAATTACAGAAGCGTCTCCTACAGTGCTCCCTTGCGGTATTTGGTTTAGTTCACCTTCTAGACGCGACAAACGGGCTCTGGCATTTTTAAGCGTAGTGCTCTCATAGGGCTGCGCCGAAATTTCTGTTTGTCGAGCTTCCAACTCGGCTACCCTTGCACGAGCAGTGCGAATGGCTGCGGGTGCTTCGATTGGAGCCCCGGCGGCTTTCGCCATAGACTCCAGTGCTTCGTCAGAAAGAAGGCGGTTCTTACCAGCTATTTGAAAAAGAATAGAGGGTATCTGGTTCCTTTTTGCGACAGGAGTAGACAGGATAATTTCTGCTGCCTTGTCCCCAATCAAAGCCATGAACTGAGGAGATATTTCTATCTGGTTCGCGCCAATATTGGTCCACAAAGCACTTTCAATTTCTCGTGCTTCTCTGAATGCATTCTGAACACCCTCTATCGCTCGTTCGGCAGTTGCAATTTGTCCGCGAGAAAGGGCCGCCGGGTCATCAATCATCGCCTTCAGTTGATTATAAAGAAGAGCGTCGGTTGCATGAGTGGCTAACGCATCATCAGCAAGTTCTGTCAATCGTCGAACGGATTCCTGTACGTGGGCAGCCGCTGCCCCGGGATCCGCGTCGAAGTTTTTAGATAAGTCCCTGAAGACTTGTTCAGCGACCTTTAAGCGGTCTCCGGAAGACCTTAAAACTTCGTTCTTAATTGGCGAACCCGTTTGGAGCCACGACATTGCGCCGTACATGTTATCCGAAACCACTTTGAGAGCAGTCCCAGTTTCTTTTAGAGTTTCAATAGAGGGGGCTTGTTTTCCAAAAACAGGTATTTCGCCATTCAGGTATTTTCCGTAAACAGCGTTTTGTGAAAGTTGCGCGATAGCGTCGGCGTCCGAAACACCTCGGCTACGAAGGTTGCCCCAAGCCTTTGCAGCTTGTTCTATTTCATCTGAAACAGTGCTGAAATACATAGGGGTGGTAACAAGAGCATCTTGTCCGGGTCTCGTTGGGACGTTTTCCAAATCTGTTAAAAGTCTTACTACAAGGGGCTCGTTTCCTTTTATACCGGGTATGGATGCAAGATAACGAGCGGCCAGCCTCTGTTGACCCGGCGCAGTAAACGGTTCTAGGAAGCCACTGAGCATGGGAATGCCCTGACCTTTGGTGGCAGCGGTCACCGCACTCATTGCTTTTGACAGAGCGAAAGGCGCGGTCAGCCCTATCATTATTTTTCCGCTGGGCCCCCATTCGTCAGGGGTAATGTGCATGGCGGTCCCGGATACGCCCGCCATTCCCAAGTCTTTTGCTATAAAAAGAGGCGTTCCCGGTATAGTAAACCGTCGCCGTGTTTTTTTACCCACCGCAAAGTTGGCACCGGGAGAGTTTGCAACTGAGTACAAAAACCTGTTTAGAGTCGTTGCATCCTGCAAGTCCTCTACTTTTATTCCTTTCACGACGGCTTTGGCACCTAAACGAAAAGCCCCGCTGGCTGACAGGCTTCCCCCAAATATGCCGCCAAAAAACGCAGCCGTTCTTTGAGCCTCCGTTTCTTGTTGAGGCGTCAAAAGTTTAGGAGCACCCAGGTTTTCTAAAACCTCATCCAGCAGCTTTCCGGTTGCGGCGTGAACAGGCATAAGTTCTGCGTCGGGGCGAATAACGATATTTGGTTCAAAAAGAGCGTTGGGGTATTCTGTAGAATACAGGCCAAGGGCTTGCCCAACACGGGGATAGTCTTCAAGATATGGACTTGAAGGTCTGGGCCGCGTATCGCTAAGACCAAAAGTTTTGCGAGTAAGTTGGTGTATATCTTGAGCAAGGGTGTTGGTGCCAATTGGACTAAACACATAATCCAATCCCCGTAAAGCAAGAAACGGTAGATCCAAAAGAGCCGGTACTCCAAGTACCCCTTCCCTAGCGAAAGCCTTGGCTCCGCTAACGAATACAGATTCGTATTCTTTGGCGGCTTGGTATTCTGCGGGTGCCTTGGCACGAACCACCTTCATAATTTTATCAAAGACATCGGCTGTTATTTCATCCGGGCGCATTCCGCGAGGTAAGTTAAAAGTAAAAGATGGGGAACCGGGTCTGGGTGGTCCCGGAAGAAAAGTTCCTTCTGCTGTCATCTTGCCGCCAACTAAAGAACCTAAATTAACGGTAAATTTGGCCCTTTTCGTAGCTTCCAGGGCAGGGCTGTAATTTATGGAACCGTCAGGGTTTACCGTTTCTCCAGGCAATAGGCCGCCTGTCGGGGCTTCCGGAACGACGTAGCGCGGATCACTTGGTCCTATAGGCCGCACTTGCTGCCCTTTTATCGGAGGTGCTTTGACAAAAGTCTTTCGGAAAGATTCAACAACATCCTGCTTGACAAGATCCCCTGCTTCTGGGTCCGTCAGTATTTCAAAATAGGTACGATTACTTTCAGGAACATTGCGGTCCTTTGCTCTTGGGTCTGATAATACCGAATCTATTTGTGTACTAAGAACAGTTGTCATTTGATTTTACCTAATAGTGAAGCTGCCGTCCTGTTCCTCAACAACAGGAGGAGTTGTCTGTCTGTTTGTGCCATATACACCAAGAAATCTTGTCAGATGCAGGCCTTCCCGAACAAACTCTGATACCGCCTCCGCATCGGATTTGCCAGGATACGCTTCTTTAGCGGCTGACACTACTCGACGGTAGAGATTTGCCGTGGCCTCCTCGTCAACATTGCCCGACAGTGGAGAAAGGGCTCCCCCACGGTATCCCGGTATAATTCTTCCTGAAGCGTCCTCTGCTGCTCGTCGGATGATTTCAGAACTTCTCCGGAACAGTGCTGAAGATTCAGCGGCTCTTCCTCCAGGTCTTGGGTCTAGGTCTCGAATAGCTGTCCGTTGAAGAGCACGGGATGTGTGGTCAAGGTCCGCTAAAAATACCGGGTCATACACAGCTTTCATAGCTGTGCCTTGGTTCAACCGGCGGCTGAGACCTTTAACATGGCGGTTTTGTAATTCGTGAAGCTTTGCGAACACCACGGAATTGGAATCTCTTTTACCCACAAAGGCACCAAGCAGTATTTCTATGTCTTTGTCCGAAGGTCGCGAGTCTTTAATCATGTCGAACGCCCTGATTCTGTACCTTGCAACAGCACCAAGGTATTCGGCGGCTCTTTCAAATTCCGTTAGACCAATATCCATATCTTTTTCGGTTTTTGCTTTTTCAGCCAGGTAAGCGAAGGCTTTCTTTTTTAATGCCAGATCCGCCGCATTTAACTGGTTGTCCGGTTTAGCTATATCAGCCCATTTGCTAGTAGGCATCGCTGCGTAGGCTGTTTTACTTGCTGTTTTATCATTTCCTGACCACGCTTCCCAAAGTTCACCAAGTCCTGAGCCACGAAATTCTGCCAGCCATCCACCATCCGAGAACCACGCACCGCCTTGGTCCTTGAACCGGAGCATGATTACATTATCACGAATGGCGTCCATCAGGTCATCAAGGGAAGTTTGCAGGTTCTTGGCTTGTGCTCCCTTGCCTATGTTTATTTCAGCGGCGCGTTTATACTCCTTAGCCGCTGCGTTGTATAAACCAGTAGCTTTGTCAAAATTAGCTCTGAATCTGCTGTCGCTCAAAGTTCTTGCCCGCTGCCCTTTTGCTACCCCCGGCAAATTTTTCCACAATCCGCTAAACAAAAGAATGCGTTCCTCCTGATCTCCTATCTGTCGGGCACCCTGAAAGGCCCTTTCAAAAGACTGCTTTATTGCGGGCCAGTTTTTTCTAGCAGTTAAAACATCGGAAGCCGTTACTTTTTGCGAAAAACCGCCATGGCTTCCCGTGCCTAGCTGTATGTTCTCTCCACCTTTTGTCCATGGCTGGAATATGCGTGGGTTAACAACAGGACGAGTGGTAGCGATAGTACCTTCTTGCGGTACTGTCACCAAGGCTTTGACGCGGGGGTCTAGCTCAATAACATCCCCTGGAACACTAACTACTGTTTCAGGTTGTTGTCCCGTAATCTTTAGAACACGGCCATTTATTATGTCATTAACAGCCGTGGTTCGTGCTGCTTCTTCTAGGGGAGCAAGTCTTTTTAAATCGGCTGTCGTTAAGACCTGCTTTTTAAGCTTTTCCAAAACCTCTGGTTCAAGCTCTGTTCTCAATCCTATTGCGTTTTTAAAAGCAGCATCCAAAACAGGCCGGAAAAATCGCCAGAATTTTTCTTCTTTAATAGTGCCCCACAATTGTTTCTGATATTTTTCATCCACAAACTTTCCATCGGCTCCGGTTTCTTTCCACCGGAACTTTCCCGGAGCCGTCTGCATCAGAACAGCTTGGATAGTTTTTGGTTGGTTGGTGGCCTTGTCGGTTACCGTGAGTTCTTTTATGGTTGTCCCAAAAGGCTTGCCCCCTGCTGGAAAGGGCTCCTCAATCTTAGGTTTCTCTGTTGTAAGGTACTTGTTGGCTTGGTCGGGAGTAAGGTCCGCCCGATTTCCTTTGACATCATACCAAGTTTTGGACAGTTCCGGATTTACCTTGTGTCTAAAGTTCCACCTTGCGATACCCTCGCCCCGTTTTAAATCCTTGCTGCCCAGAAGGTTTCTGGCAGCGGCAAAGTCCGTGTTGTTAAGGCCTTTCCTAATGTAATACTTTGTTTCTTTAGGAGCGTCGTAGTTCTTTTTGTCCGTGCCTACAAAATCAACACCTTCTATGGGATCCCGAAGAGTAAAGCCACCTTTACCGTCGGGCGCTTTTATCTTCATGGGTCTTTGTGACCCAAGCGGGTAAAGCTCGGCACCAAACTCTAACGTGGGTCCTCCTGGGGAAGGTATGATCTGTCTGACTTGTTGTAAATTGACCGATCTCCACTCTTTTATAGATCCGTCTGGGTTACGAACCGGAAACTCTGTTACGCGGTCTACAAGCTCTGCCCCGGTGGCCTTGGTTGCGGCTGCGGGCTTGCGGTAGTACCGCAAATCCTCAAAAGGAATTTTGTTCAGTTCACCCTTTTTGTCAACGCCTGCAATTGCAGGAAGATTTGTTAATTTGTCAGTGTAGTTAAAACCTACAAAGTCCACCCATTTGCCTCCTACTTTGCGCTGGAGATCCTTTGTTGGGGTGTAGTTTCTTTCTCTTAAGGATCTAGCAAAAGTAAACCGTTTATCCCGCGCCGCGTCTTCTTTGGCGGAAATTTGCTGTTGCATGGTCAATGCAGCTTGAGATAAACGAGCTTTGTCTGCTCTTTCAGCAAGTTTTGCGGCCTGTCGTTTTTCCATAATGCGACCGGCAACTGTTGACAAGTCGCCCGCCAAAGGTGCCGCAAGGGTCCTTCCCAGTGTGCCTATTGGAGATTCGCCGCGCTGGGGCTGTGCGCCCATGGCGGCAAACCCTCTTTGTGCCAAAGCTAAACCCAGTTGAAGCTTTGCTAAATCTTCAGACTCTTTAAGCTGTCCTGCGTAATCAGCAGGTTCAAGCCCCGGCAGCCCAGAAAGAAGCTTCCGTTGTTTCAATATCTCTGCGGGAGTTAGAGGGGTTGGCTTAAAAACACCTTGCCGGTCCAGAGCTTTCTCTATTTCGCGGTCTCTGGCAAAAGGATCAAATGGAATTTCAACCATAAAACACTCCTACACTAACCCTTGATCCATGGGCCCTGCGCCCTGCATCGCGGCTACTATTTCTTCCATAGCCATCTGTTCCCCTCCCATGGGCCCTGCACCTTGGGCCATGTTTCCGACAGCGTTCACCAAGGCCCCTGTTTCAGCGGCCATGCCGTCAGCGACGGCGCTCTTGGCAGCCAGTTCCGTAATACCGCCTCCCGCACCGCCTACTTCTGACAATTCTTCCTGCATCAGGGCTCCGATACCCTGATCAATTTCTGCAATCTGCAACGTTGGCTGCACAAGGGCAAGCACCGAATCAGGGGTTCGGGCTGCATCGTCAGGTCCGACAACAGCGGCCAGACGGGCCCTGTATTCTTCTATGTTGGCGTCACCGTCCCAGACGGCGTTCATTATGTCTCCGTAATCGCCCGCCATGTCCATATCCTGTATGCTTTGGGCGGCTTCATCCGATACGGCCTGCCCGACTTCCGAGGCCAAGGCTTCGCCGGTCGCGGCATCCATTTCCTGATCCGCCATCTGAATAAGTTCGGGGGGCAGCTCCTCGGGAGGCATTCCACCACCTTGAGGGGGCATCATACCCGGGGGCATTCCTCCGCCTTGCGGGGGAACGGGAGGAGGGAGCATCCCGCCGTTTGCCATTTGAAACATGCGCCTGTCATAAACACTACCGGGCATTATAAAATCCTCCTCTTAAAAAAGGTTACTTATCTGTTTTCCCGCTACCGCTGTTCCCAGCAACCCGGTTCCAAGACCAGCAACCTGCTGGAACGCGCTGGGGGCGGGAGCCGAAGGCGATAATTGGGAACCAAGAACGGTCTGGCTGGAAGGAGCCCCCTTGTAAATATCCGAAAGGAAAGATACACGGGAATAAGGCTCGTAAAGCTGTTCCTGCTGGGTGCGGCGGTGGGCTTCGGCCAGAGCTTGGGCCTGTCGCTGCTGCTGTCCGCCAAGAGTGGAAAGCAGGTTAATGTCGCGTAAACCGGCTTGCTGGGCAAATTGTGAACCCGCGAGCTGCTGCGCTCCGATACCGGCCTGTGCCTGTCCTATGCCGCTGTAAAGCTGGGATTGCTGCTGTCTTCGGCGCTGGGCATCTTCGAAAGCTTGCTGCGCCGTTGTGAGACCTGTTGTTGAAGCCTGTAACCGTCTGCGCTGGGCATCTTCGAAAGCCTGCTGCCCAAGCTGCCTTTCCTGAGCAGTTCCGGCCTGCTGCCTTCTTTGCCAATCTTCAAATCCCTGCTGTCTCATCTGGGCCTGTTGCCCTGTGCCTGTTTGCTGCCTGCGCTGGGCCTCTTCAAAGGCTTGCTGGGCGGCTTGTGCGGCCTGCTGGTAGCCCTGTTGCCGGAGGCCGCCTGCGGCGCGAGCCTGCTGTTCGAGAACGTTTCGGTTCAATTCCTGTTCCGCGATAGCCTGACGGGAACCGCCAAAAGCCCCGGCTCCGACAGCTTGGGCCCCTAAACGTGTCCGTTCGATATCGCCTTGCCTGCCGATATCCGCCATGGTCTGCTGGACCACGGCTTCTTCGTAGGGATTGAAAAAAGACCCTACTCCTGAAGGGGTAAATTGGCCTTGTCCACCTATGCCAGAAGCATAGTCAGGGGTAAAACCCATTCCCCCAATGGGAGGGCTGCCCTGATACTGCTGCTGGCCGCCCAAAGCGTGGGTAAAAGTAGGGGGCTGCGGGGGGCCGGGAGGCCATGGGGGTCTTGGGCCGGGACGGCGGAGCGATTGCCCCTGTCCTTGAGGGCCCTGTAAGTAATCGCCACGGGGATCCCCATAAAAAGGGAAGCGGGGTTGTCCGAACTGGCCGCCGGTTCCGGCTGCAGCCCAGTTTGCCTGACCCAGAGAGCCCAGCCCTCTGCGGAAACTTTGTGTGCCTTCTCTAAGAAGGGGTTGGTAACCTCCAATGCCTTGTGGTTGGGGTTGCGGCCATGGACGAATCATCCCCTGTCCTTGAGCCATAGGCTGCACGTACCCCCAATCAGGCTGCCTTCCGCCCCAGCCTTCTGCAGCCGCTCCCGCTAATCCAAAAGCCGACTTCTGTAAATTTGAAAAATCGGGGACTTGGTAATCTGGCAGGTCTATGGGCTGATCTGCCAATGTTTTGGCAGATGTCAAAAGCCCGAGTTTTGCGGCCTCTATTTCAGGGGCTTCTCGTACAATTTGTTCAGTGACGGTTCTGTCAACCATATTATTATCTCCTGGAATACCCGGAGCGCCATTTCCAAGGCGCGGCCCGTCTCATAGTCGGTAAAGTGGCTAATCCCCCATTTGCCATGAAAAACCTTGTACCTTCATCATCTCTAGCTGCATGTTTAGGCATCCCCGTCGCGGGGGGCCATGGCCCCACTTGGGCCTCTATTCCTCCATGTTTATCAGGCATAATAACGTTTTGAGCGGGCACTTGAGGCCCGGGCTCATACCCAGCGGACTGGGCCCAAGGGAGCGCGTTGCCGGAAAGAGAGGGCCCTACAACATTTTGAGAGGGCACATTAAATTGTGACTCATACCCCGCTGATCCGGCCCAAGGAGGAAGAGAAGGGGTAACGGGCGGAGTAACGGGCGGAGTAACGGGCGGAGTAACGGGCGGAGTAACGGGCGGAGTTGGAGGAGCAATCACCCAGTCAAAGTCATCGTCACCGTCATCGTCACCGTCGTCGCCATCGTCGCCACCACCACCGTCACCCGGTGTAGTCGGATCCTGATAAGTGGGGATTATTTCAGAACCCTCTCCTGTAAATTTGGGAACCCAGTTGGCACCACTCTCTTGACCATCATCGTCATATTCATATTCCAGCTCAATTGTATACCCCGGCGGGAGATCTATATCCCCTATCGGATTCTGGCGTTTCGGGTAGCGGCGGTATTCTTCAGGAAGACTTAGTTTCCATTGTCCTCCTTCTTGCCGCCATTCAAGATTCTCGTGAGGCCTTGTCGGATCTACATGGCTCTGCCCCACGTAGCCAATATTATAGGGATTAAAGACAGGATCTACGGTTCCCGATTCATCGTCATCCGGCGTAGACCATAAAAATTCGTCCGGATTAAAAGGGTAATACGGCTCGGCCATAGGTCAGCTCTTCATCTCGAAGTTACGCATCATGTCGTAAAGGTTACGGGCTCCCGCATAGCGGTCTCCCCTGCCGCTGGGATCTGCCCCGCGAACGGCTTTTGCATTCCAGACAAACTCCCCGTCGGAAAGCATCGCGGGGATGTCATCCGAACGCTCGGTTCCCGGGCCCTCGACCAGAAGCTCGCGGCGCGGATAAGCGGCCATGCCGCCGTCGGCCCCGAACATGCGCTGCTGGGAGGAATAAGGAGGAATGACATAGGGGCCCTGAGCAAATAATGTTGGATCCAGAGCTTCGCCCGGAAGCTCATGCCTTAACCTCATCTCCTCTTGCCTAGCAAGAAAATCCGCGTCACTTTCATTTGTCCTTTGTACTAAGTTCCGCCAATTAAATGGATTTTTATATTCAGAGCGCGCTTCCGGCTGCTTAACGTCCGGTGCGCCAAAGGCACCAACAGCACCGGCGACTCCCAAACCCCCAACGACCGTCGGTCCCCATTTCTGTGCAACATTCGGATTAACTAATTTTAAAGATTTTGTCATGGCGCTAGACGGAACTTGCTTTAAGAATGTTTCTGCGTTTCCACCCATCGTCGTTGCAACATCCTCGGCTGTAACACTTGGGCCTCCCCATAAGGAGCTGTACCAAGGCGCGTCCTTTGCCTTAGTCGCTAGGGCTTTTTTTGCATACTTGTCAAGCTGGGATTGTTGCCATGCTGTCGCCGGGTTCTGCCCCCCTTTTAAACCACCAGTCAATATGTATCTCCCTTGGTCCGTCGTCCCTACCGAGGGAACATTAGCCTTTTCTAGGACGGGCCCTATAAGACCAGATTTTATACCGGCCACTTTAAGAGGGTCCTCTGGTTTTGCTAAAAGAAAATCACCTAATTCACCCTCTTGAAGGCGTCCCCATTGTGTCTGCCACGAAGGGGCTCCTGCTCCAGTAAAGCTTCTTTCTACACCGCTCATAAAGCTTTTGTCTGTTCCAAGGGTCTTTAAACCACCAGTCAAGGAGGCTATGCCCCCGGCCATCAAACCTGATTTCAGTGCGTCTTTAAAACTTCCTCCTTGGGCAAGTGTACCCAAACCGCCCGCCAAGGCAGTTGCGCCAAAGGTGCCCGCTTTAAAAGCAGTACCCAGAAAAGGAAAACCAAAGGTAGCGGCGATAAGGGGGAGGGCAATCGGTGCAATTTTCTTGGCAACATTGACGACCTTCTTGACAACCTTTTTAACCGCCCTGAATATTTTCTTGAAAAAGAATTCCGGAAGCCCGGTAACCGGGTTAATGCTGTTTAACTCATCCCCGACAACAAATTCTTTCGGGTCAAGGCCCATGTCCCGCATCTGCTTGTAAAGAAGCCCTTTTACCTTGGGGTTGGCATTCAGAACTTCCAAGGGAATAACCGTCTCCCCTTGGGCCGCGTGAACTATATATACGTCGCCATTCCTGCCATATTCCGCCAGTTTCTGGGCCTGATCCTGCATGGAAGCCAGTCCCACAGGGGCCAGTATGTAATCAGGAGACGAATCCCGAAAAGATCCAAGACCCGTATCTAGGGTTTCATGTGTCATTTGTTGCATTTCAGCAGCTCCAAAACGCCCAAGAAGGGCCTTTATCCTTGTTCTTTCCTTGAAGCGTGGTGCGTGAGCCGTGAACCACGGGTGCGCCGGTCTTATCCGGCGTTATTTTAAATATACTATGCTATACTTGCATTCAACAAAAGGTTTCCTTTAAGAAATCTCAATATAGCTGCCGACAACATGCAGCCGGTTGGCATTAGCCGCCGTTACTTTTAATATCTCGGACTCCTGAACAACAAGAGGCTGGGATAAAAGTTCCACGGTTCCGTTGGCTGTTGTTGCCTTTACATTATACAAAACAAATACGGAAGAACTTGTATCTGTCAAGGTAAGCGTGATCGTCGAGGTATTTCCGCTGTCGTCCGCGACGAGAATAGAACGAAAAATAGCTGTTTTGGCCGTAGGGGCCGTATACAAGGTTGTGGCGCTGGTGGAGGTAAGATCCGCTTTTGCGTTTTTATAGAAAGCCGCCATATCAATTCATAAACCAGCTTAAAGCATTGGATTCGTCTTTTCCTTCCACCTGGGAGGGAAACTCCATCTTGGACAGCGCCATTTCAATATCACGAAGGATGCGCTGAAAGATATCAGGGTCGTATTCCTCGGGGGAGTCGGGGAAACTATGGTCAAGAAGTTTTGCCATTACCTTCTCCCGTCCGGTCGGATATCTAAGCGCAAATCACCCATTGTCCATGCCACGTTCGTAGAAGAGCTTTCTATCCGCAGGACGGCCTGACGGGCGCGGCTTCTCAAGTAAGACTGCTGCGTAGTCGCCCCCACCTCACTGGTGGAGTTCGTTGTCAGGGAATCCCCGGGAAAGTTTCTTGTTTTAAGGATATAATCTACTGTCCGTGAAGCCGTTGTCGTAATCTTTATGTCAGGAATAAGGCGGCTGATTGACATGAACTGCTCGCCTGCGGGATCCAGATCAAAGTCGCTTGATTCAATAAAAGAGGTCATCGCGGAGCCGTCATCATTATCGCCGTCTTCATGGATAAATATACGGGGTGTCGCCGTCCCGGCCCGGGGCTTCGTATGGATGCCGTAATCTACCCATGCTGTGCGGCTCAGGGAGCCGATATCCCAGACATTTTCGCTAAAATTATATTTGACATAACGGTCAATTTCCGTGGCGTCGGAAGACACGTAAAACCACATCACCTCATTGAACATCTTGTTGGAAGCTCCAAAGAACTTTTTGGCCTGCCCAAGGTTAATATCGTCAAAAACATACCGCAAAACAGTGCAGGGAAGAGGCTGGATGCGGCCTGTGTAAACATAAAAATTCTCATTATCCATCCAGAAGACCTGATCACCAACCGTAACAGTTGTGTTAGGACCGAGAACAGAAACATTGCTGCCAATAAGGGAAAAACCAAAAGTAAAAGGAGGCCCGACAAAACGCATGGAATAAAGGGTGGCATCAGTCCAGATTAGTATTTCCTGCCGTGTTTTCTGGGAGGATATAATCTCGGAACCGGAAGACAGCCGCTGGCTGCCTGCTGTATTTGTAGCACTCGGGGTCCAGTCCACAGGATCTTCCTGATCTGACCAGCGGACCATCAGCAAATCTTGGTCGGTCTCGTTTATGGGGTTGCACCCCAGACAAATCAAATGCCTGTCGGCTCCTGAAACCAAAACCTTCCGGGTTACCGTCGGTGCGCCGGAAGCGCCGCTCTGGCTTGCCAGAGTAGTAGCTCTGGAGCCCAGACCAAGGGTTTTGTCCCAGTAATAAGGGGTTCCGTCAAATATGTTGAAAACAAGGTCTTCCCCCCAGTTATCCTGTCCCCAGATACGAACTTCGGAAGTTGTCGTGACATCCGCAGACTGCCCCCAACCAATGAAATCATTAGCCTCTTTTACAGTTGCGTCGTCCGAGTGGGAAGCTGCCGTAGTTCCACGGGCCGCCCGTGTGACACCTGCATCCAGGGTATTACTGCTTTTTCCCGTATACTGTATTAATTCACTATCAACAAGAATAAGACCGACAAAAGTAACCGTAGTGCCATCGGAATGGGCCGCTGCCGTTGTCCCGTCCTCCCCCCGCGTCAGTTCCCCCAGAACATTACTTGAATTTGTGCCGTACCGGATTTTTTCACTGTCAATAAGAACCGTTCCCTTGGAAGGAAAACCGGAGGAATCTGCCAAGGTTATGGAAGCGTCGTTAATAACTATAGCCCCGCTGTTCGTAGAAGCTGCCGTTTCAAAATCAGAAGCTGAAGTCAGGGCAATGGAGGTAACCGAATCGTTAATCCCCCCGTCAAGCGTTGTCTGGGAGTAAGTAGTAACTACACCTCCATAAGGGCCCGCGCCCCAACCGGTTCCGTCAACCACATCTTCCAGACCGGGGCTTATCTGGTACTGGGCCAAGACCGCCGAACCGCCGCCTGCTGTCGAACCTGAAGTGGCTGAACCCCCGGTATCAACCTTGTAGCTGTTTGCATCAACAACCACGGTTATATTCTGTTCTTGATTAAGATCAGAAGTCGTCAGGCCGTCTGTTGCTGTGGCCCCGCTGAAAGTAACATAATCACCTACCGTCGCCCCATGGCCTGCATCTGTAACTGTAATAATGCCGCTTCCCGCGCTACCTGTCGTAAAAGGATTGGCACCAAGAGTGGCGCTGCGACGAAGAGGCGTTATGTCATTATAACCTTGGCCCTCTTCTATATAAAACTTGGATGTCGTTCCAATACCCATTAACTTTGAGCCATCAAGTGTCGCCCACGTATGGAGAGAGCGGGGGGTTCCCAGAAAGGAGTTGCTGGTTAGCCGCACCCAACCTCCCATTTTTTCCGGGTGACCTTTACGAAAGCGCACAAGGTCAGAATTAAACCATGCGTTGGCCGCTCCGTAAGACGTTGCCTCCCGATTAATACCAGGGTTAAAGATTATTTTTGCAAGGGGCATTTATATCTTCCATACCATTCCTGCCATAAGCAATATAACAGCACCGGCAGAACTTATTAAAATAAGCTCCAGCCGTTTGATACGTTCAATTGTCTCTTTCCAACGTTCCGCGCAAACAGCCTCGTGGGTATTAAGTTGCGCTTCCACCTCTTTTACAGTAACCATTATTAGCCAATGTACGCTTTTCCTGCAGTGACAGCATCTGTATAGGTTTTTTTACTACGGCTATCATCCTTCGCCCAATCTTTGGCAAGTTGGATTTCAAGATGGTCCGTGTTGCGTTTAACCATCTCTTTGGCACCCGCTTCTCCGCCATTCATCTTCTTGGCTTCGGTGTCATCGGCAATGGTAGCATCAATAAGATCAACACTATGGCCCATAGCCGTAAAATGTTGATTGATTTCGTCAGCGGTTAAAGATTCATCAGCCATTTAATTTCTCCTTTGGCTTTTCGGTTTTATCAGAAAGGCTCTGGATCAGTAAATTTGTAAAATAATCCAAAGACCCACTAATCTGGTCTGACTGGAATTGTGCGCCTTGACGCTTCTGTTGAAGGTCTCGTATCTGCATGATCCAGTATTGCTCTTGATCTGTCATTTTTGACGGGTCATATTCCTTGCCATCAATGCTGATGACGTTAGTTTCTTCAGTGGCCACAGGTATGGTTCTCCTTCCATTTTTTCAATTCTTCGATCTCAGCGGATAGTTCTTTTACGGCATTAACCAAAAGCCATTTAATATCACTACCATCTACACTTAAACAGCCTGTTGTTTCTTCGTTAACAATTTGTGGTAGAAATCCTTGCACCTCTTGAGCAATAACTCCTAACTGAGTGCCTTCATCACTTATGGCTGCATGTTTAGGCAATTCATCAATTTCATCAGGAGTCCTGTATTCAAAGTTACGAACCTGAATCTGATTTATTTTCTCAAGACCTATATTATTATCAACAATATTCTTTTTAATTCTTCGATCAGAAGTTGTTGAAAAATCTGCACTGTTATTTCCTGCATAAACTGCTCCACTATTAGAAGATATAAATGCAGTATTATCTCCCTTACCTACAGCACCATAGCCTATGGCAAGCTGTTGGTTTCCGTTATTAGCACTTGGATCAGTATTAATTCCGATACTAATATTATTGGCTCCTGTCGTGACAACATCACCAGCTACATTTCCAATAGCTACATTAGAATTTCCTGTGGTCGTTAATGTTCCTGTTCCCTGACCAATGTATGTGTTGGAATCTCCAGTAGTAATGGCCTTACCAGCATCATGCCCGATACAAGTGCTATTTACAGGATCAGTTGCAACTAGAAGGGCATTCGTACCTATAGCAACTGATTGTGCTCCCGTTGTCAGTCCTCCTCCAGCACTAACACCCATCAAAGTATTATTAGCCCCTGTTGTGACGGCATCACCAGCATAAGAACCTACGGTTGTGTTGCTAGTAGCTGTTGTCAAGGCTGTAGAAGCATTAAGACCCACAGCCGTATTCCCAGACCCTGTTGTCAAAGTTCCTAGAGAATTAGAACCAATAGCCACATTGTTTGCCCCTGTCGTACAAGCATCCAGAGCATTATAACCAAAAGCATCGTTGTAAGATGCTGTCGTATTAGCTCCAAGTGCAGCATAACCATAAGCTGTATTCTGAGCACCTGTCGTATTAGCATCTAGGGCAAAGGCTCCGAAGGCTGAATTATTGGATGCTGTTGTATTAGCTGCTAAAGCACCCATACCATAGGCAGCATTGTTGGCTCCAGTTGTATGGGCTACTCCAGTTCCACTTCCCATAAAAGTATTGTTAGCTCCTGATGAAATTGCCGTTCCTGCATTATAACCCACAGCCGTGTTACTTGCTCCAGTAGCCAATTTCAGAGCATAAGTACCAACAGCCGTGTTGTAACTAACATCTGTTGCAGTTATGAGTGCCCAATTGCCAACAGCCGTGTTATCTGACCCTGTTGTGATTGCATCTCCTGCCTGATAGCCAACCATAGTATTTCTTGCACCCGTAGTACAAGTATCTAAAGCATAAGTACCCACAGCCGTATTAGAACCTCCAGTTGTGATTGCTGCACCAGCTTGATATCCAACTAGAGCATTATTATCTCCTGTCGTGATAGCTGTTCCAGCTTCATCACCAACTGCTACATTATAGTTACCACCTGATTCAATAGAATTACCTGCATTGACACCTGCTCGAAAATTCGAGGTTCCTGCTGAAGCAGTGATAATATCCGCGCCATCGGCAAAGGTTACGTCTGCTGCAAAGTTAACCGCGCCATCTACATCCACTGCATCTAAATTAGTCGTGCCGTCTACATCTACATCACCAGCGACTGTCAGCCCCGCCGCGCCGACTAGTTTGAGGTCATCCGCACTTTCATCCCAAAGCATGTATGCGCCAGAGGTAGCTCCAAAAAACTTAACGTCATGCCCCGTATCATCGACGCCAATAGTTAATGTTCCTCTTTGAACAACACCATCTGCTGATGTATCCCACAGCCAGTATCTACTGGCTGTATCACCGAAGAACTTAACGTCATAACCTGTGTCATCAACACCGACAGTGACTGTACTGCTAAAGGTTGCCGCCCCGTCAATCGCTGCTGCGCCCGTACACTCAAGCGTTCCAACTTGAAGATCCGCTAAAGCATCTATTACTGCTGCGCCACTTCCGGCCCCGTCACAATAGACAATGACGTTTTTACCATTTTGAACAGTAACATTAGCCCCTGAACCTTGACTCAAAATTAAGCTGTAAGGACCACTGGACCCTGAATCCGTTGTTGCATTTTCAATAATAAACCAAGCAGGGGCCGTATTTGGGGCTATGGTAACCGTACAATTTGAATCTAAAGCCCCTGTGAACTTAACCACACGATACATCCCATCCTGAAGGTTTTCAGTCCCTGATCCAGGAGAGGCTTCCCGAACAGTCAAGGTAGCCGTATCTGCATTTGTTGTTATAGCCACGGCCTTGTATGAAGCCAAACGGTCCACAATATCCCAGTTATGGTTTGAGGTCGTACCCCATGTACCGGACTGCTCACCCGTGGCGATCTTTTCTAAACTGAAGCCAGTTGTGTATGATGAAGCCATGTTCTTCTTCCTATGCTGCTATATCTGTCCAATCTGGTGTTTGTTCGTCATCCACTTCAGACCATCCCGGAGTTTGGGAAGCATCAACTGCCGACCAATCCGGAGTTTGGGAAGCATCAATGATTCCCCAAACATTTGAATAACCGATAGCGCCTGTTCCTTCAACACCGGTAACAGTAGCCTTGGCACCAGCAGTGACGGTAACAGTCCCAATTTGGCCTGTTCCTTCAACACCGGTTGGGGTGACTGTGGCCGTACCTGTGATTGTAACGGAGCCAACACCTCCTGTCCCTTCAACACCGGTTGGGGTGACTGTGGCCGTACCTGTGATTGTAACGGATCCGATACCTCCTGTACCCGCAACGCCTGTCGGGGTAACTGTAGCCGCTGCCGCAATTGTGACAGTACCAACTGCGCCCGTACCCGCGACACCGGTTGGAGTGACTGTACCCGTACCTGTGATTGTAACGGAGCCGATACCTCCTGTACCCGCAACGCCCGTTGGAGTGACAGACACTCCCCCTGTAATGGTAACGGTGCCAATCGCGCCCGTTCCTGCAACCCCTGTTGGAGTAACGGAAATACTGGGGGTGACTGTAACGGTGCCAATCGCGCCCGTTCCTGCAACCCCTGTGACATCAACCGCAATAGGAGATCCCCACGTGCCAGAACCCCACGTGCTGCGCCCCCAACCATTGATGTTTGCCAAAGCATTTGTTCCTTACGCTATCCTGATTATTGCGGTACTTGCCGCCGCCGCTGGAAAAGCTATCGTAAAAGTTCCCGCTGTGCTGGTTTTATTACCGCCAAAATCCAGAGCACACACAGCTTTATCACTGTTTGTGTCATTATAAATCAAGGCCCCTCGTGCTGTAATAGTAGCAGTTGTAAAGCTAAGATCAGCAAAGTCTGTGTACCCTGTTGTTCCTGAAGTAGCAGGGTTTACATTAGTTAAAGCACTTCCTCCAGTAACATAACTACCACTGGACGCAACTTCCCCTGTAGTAGTAAAAGCTGTAGTAGATGCGCCCAAAGTTGCCGTGGTAGAACTTTTACCACCACTTCCTATGGCGTATAAAGCCAATTTAAAACTGTTTCCACCAGAGGCATCAAAGTCATGGGTAGCAGACAATAGCTCCCCCTTAAATGAGGTACACATCGCTGTTGTAATTGCCATATCAAAGTTTCCTTATCTGTTCTGCCAGTTCAGAATGGCCCGTTTCTCGTAATATGGAACAAATTGTAGCCCTGTCTTGATCAACAGCCATTTTTAAATAATGAAGTAAAACGTCTCCTAAAGCATTTTTAAACGCATGAGCTTGATCCCGAATAGCCGGTGGCGCATTTTCTGAAATATGAACCACTTTATCAAGAGCCATTTTCGCTATTTCTTCCACAGTCAATCCTCTTTTATAGGTTGTATGTACACTTACCACTCCAGTAACAAGTGGAGGCATTGAATCCAACATTACGCCGTCTCCTGCAAAGAAACAATATTGTCGTTCCTGTCATAAAGACCTGTTATTACATCTTCAGGTTCCGGCGCTATTATTTCAGACTGCCGGACAACCAGTAAAGAATCATTTTCAATTGTCATCACCAAAGGATCTTTTAAACGGTGATATCCATATAAACGCTGCTCCGGAGGAACATTTGTATCCAACAAGGAAGAAGTCGGGGCGACTTCGATTTTTATCCCACGGGTGACGCAGAAAGCCAGCCAGAATTCCGTGCAGGCACGTCCTGCTTCTGCAAAATAAATATTCTTTTTATAGGAAAAATCTATGCCATATAAATATATCTTTGCAACTTCATTAAAGGCTGCAAAAGCTAGGGTGTAGGCAACGGTATTATTAAAGTAGCACAAACCAGTTTCTTTAACGACTTTTTCAAGAGGATAAAGAACAGCCCCGGGCACACGTTTATCCAGCTCGCAAGTGTAAATAGGGCCTGGGTGTAAAGGAAGCGCCTCTCTTAAAGCTCCTGTCTGGTTGCCTGCTAATTCAGTATCCAGAAACCTTGAAGGAGGATCCATCATAAAAACACGGTCATGCTTTATTGGAACCATCATTGAGTTTATAGCCCAAATTTCGTCATACTTTTTACCGTTGGCAACAGAGGAAGTAAAAGCCCCTTGGGAGGCCCCTAGACCAACAACAGCAATTGAGGCACCTTTAAGAGACTTAATTTTCATTGGGCCGCTCTCCGAACTCTGTCATACCTGTATTCATCCCGGGTCTGCTGGGCTTCACCAAGATTCTTGAGCCATTGCAGGGATTCCTGAAACCGGTTGTTGTACAGACTTAATAAATCAGGTTCGCCTTTCATAAAAGTGTAGGCTTCCACCAAACTTCCATATAAAAGGGCCAGCTCTGCGTTTGTTCCAAGCCAGCTCGTGCCGTCTGAAGAAGCTGTTATAGACTGCGGCCTGTAAAAGTAATGAAGCTCCATCGTATAGTTAGAATCCGGCGTCGGAGCCAGTAAAAAGGTGTCCTCATCCCAGTCCGCGTAGTATTTAGGCGTCCCAGTAGTGGCTGGGTTTGGGGTGTAATCCTGCAAAAAAGTCACTTGTTTATACAACAAAAACTCGTTGTTGGAACTGTTAACGGCGCTTAAAGAAAAAGGAGCCAAGAAATCCGTTGGTTTGGTGAGAAATTTAGTTGATTGAGTAGCTGTTCCGGAGACATTTTTACGAAAATCATCAAGCTGGCACTCTTTTAAAATCCGTTCTTCAGCATTAAGAATAAAACGGGACAATTGCCCGGTAAACGTAGATTCCGTATTATCCGTATATTCCTGGATCGCTGTTTTAAGTGTTGTAAACGTAAAAGCCATTTCATGCACTCACAGTTACAGGGCCCGCAGAAACAGAGCCCCCGCCACCTCTTACACTGCCCGTTGTTGCTGTTCCACTGCCTGCGGTAAAAGTGTAACTATCATCATCTACTTTTGTAATAGAATACCCGTCTTCATCCTCGATAACCGATTCAGTAAAGCCATCAAAAGATTCCGAATCCCTAAACCTAACCGTATCACCCGTGCTTCTTCCGTGACCCGGTTCCGTTACTGTAATAATAGCAGAACCACTGTCCCCGGATTTAAACGGATTAAAAGAAAGAAGAACCGTTACAGCAGGTTCTGTCCTATCAGGTCTTGGATTACGCAGAGCTTCCGGATCTGCCGTAATTTTTCTTACAAGTAGCTGGGGCTGCTTCTTTTCCCATTCATCTTTTCCAACAAGAATACCGGTCCATTCCTTACGCATATCTTTGAGACGATAAGCGGCACCTGACCTGTCGGAAATTCCCATCGCATATTTATTAGAAGCATATCGGGGCATTATGAAATCGCACTAACAAAACTATAAGAAGGAACCAAAGAAATATTGGCCTTGTCCCGATCCTCTTCAGCAGCCCGCAAGAACTCTTCTTCATACAAAGCCTTTAAAATCTGAATTCGATCCGGGGCTTTTTTCAAAGAAATATAGTAAGCGAGACCAGCAGCAAGACAAGGATAAAACCGAAAGGGAATTTCCACAGTATTTACTGAAGTGTCCGCATCATCTATGCGAATAAGGCGATCATAAATAAACTGATCTGTACTGTTTTCAGGGGTGGGCCAAAGTTTAACAACAGGAGTAATTTGTCGATCCACGTAAAATTGAATAGGTCGGGCCGTTGTCGTTTTATTTGGGATATTAAGATAAACATCACGACTGACACGATTAACGGCTAAATCCGTACTATCCCGACGAATTACAGCCGATAAAATATCAATAGTGGATTGAACATCTTCAAAAGAAACTGCGGACGAAACGGTTGTGGTTGCAGAACTTGAAGACCCTGTTATTGTTTCTCCGGAAGTAAATGTTCCTGAAGGAACCGTTATTGTCATAGAAGTAGAGTCCGGCTTCGTTATAATAGAAGTTGTCGCACTACTGCTTCCTCCTGTAATTGTTTCCCCCACAGTAAAACTACCACTTGCCGCAACACTAAGAGTCAAGGTTCCGACGGGATACTCATTAATATCTTCAGCAACCGTCTGAGTAACTTGGTTTATTGTCCACCTATTAAGACCTCTGTTTGCCCAATCCGCGAATAAAAAGTTCAAGGACCTCCGAGCCGTTTTAACATCATACCCGGTTCGGAGTTCCAAGCCACATCGTTCAAAAGCTTCTTCTACATAATCCGCTACATTAGGCTCGAAGTCCTTAGATCCAGAAACAGCCATGATATAATGAACCTTTTAGTATTCTTTTAAGCAATAAAGAACCACTGAATATGTGTCCCCACTACTATGACCAACTGTCGTAAACTTTATGTCTCCGGTTTTGCCACCGGAAGCAGCAACATTCGGAAGACCACTAATATCAGAATAATCCAGGGTATCGGCATAGTCCGCAGGAAGCTCCGCTGCAATAACATTAGTGGAAGCATTCCAAAGAACTTTTACACCCATGCCTACATTGGAGAAAGAAATTTTTTCCAGTCTCACTCCTGTGCAGGAAGTGCCTTCTGAATTTGTAGACAAACCTGAAACATCTACTTTTGTAACAGCAGATTCACCAGTTCCATCACTTGTATTAGTGCAATAAACAACAGCAGTCCTTACTCCATCAATTACTGTAGTGGCCGTTACAGCATCTGCCATGACTCACTCCTCTACTTATTCAAAGGGCGTTGCTAAAGTACCATCACCATGCAGAAAAGCTTCACAATGCCATACCGCTGCTGTAGTAGCTTTCAGTCGAATAATACCACCAACAAGCCATCCTTGGGCCGCTGTGCCAAGATCAATAGTATCATCATCACTAGCGTCTGGAATAAAGGTATTGGTGTCTCCAGCAGTCGCCGGATCAAAAAGTTGGGCAAAACCAGAATAAAGATCGCTGGTATTTTGCGTATTGATTTGTCCTGCGCCAGTAAAAGTCGTACCGACAATAAAAGTATATTGAAGCCCTGCCGCTGCCGTTGGCAATGTGACAACAATACCCGCTGCACGGTTAAGGGTAAAAACGGCACCGGATTGAGTTGTTGCAACTGTATAAGTAGCATCCTCAATCGAAACAATGTTGTCATAAGATGAAACATAGCCCGTGGTAACTAAATTACCACTCGTGTCAATATCAAGATTGGTGGTAACAGCACCTGTGCCGGAAGTTACACTAATTTGCTCAAAACCATTTTCCGAACGTACTGGGCCATTAAAAGTAGTATTAGCCATAAAAGACCTCCTTACAAAGGGTTCGCTCTAGCGTCTTGTAAGAGTCTGCTGGGGCAGTCGCTAGAACTATTAATCCCAGATTAAGCGGGGGAAAGTTTCCCTTCCCCCGTAGCTTCTTAGTTATGCTCCAGGTGTTCCGAAGATTCCGCGAGGATCAGACCAACCAAACGCATAGCGTTCTCGGGCCTTATACCGCACGTTACCGGTGTCAAAATCACCTTCCATGGAAGTCCGAACAGCCGTCCTGTTAAAACCTTTCAGGCCATTTGGCGCATCCGTTATAATAAACCACGCATCCGTATCCGTCAGAAAATGGTTAACGGAATAACCTTCCGGAAGCATTCCCATGTTCCGAACGGCATTGATATCGTTATCCGCTGTTCCGGGACGAAGAGTGGATTCTAAAAGACGATCCGCAGTAAATTGAAGCTCCTTTGGAAGAATCATTTTAGTACCGCGAACAGATACTTTAAGACCACGTTCATCAACAAAGCCTGCGATATCTATCAAAGCCTGCTCTAAGCTGGTTTCATTAAGATCCGCCGCTGTTGAAAGCTCATTTCGGAAGGTGTTGCCGTTTGCAAGAGGATGATCAGTCGCACAAAGCTCCTTAGAATCTCCTCCTGTGTATGTGCTGTCAAAAGCATTATTAAGAACGGCTGCGCCCTTAACTTGCTTCGTTTGGCTCATACTACGTGCAAGGGCCTTTGTATACCGACTGGCAAGACGGTCATAAAGGTTGTCCTCGATAGCTTCTTCCGTAATGGAGAATGCCAAGGCAATTGTCTCCATTGTATAACGAGCCGTGTACACTTCTTGCGCGTCATCAAAAGACACCGCTGTGCCCTCAGATTTGGTAGGAGCTGTTCCGAAACCGGACAACATTACCTCTTCTTCAAACGCACGATCAGAACTTTCCATTGAAAAGATCGCTTCGTGCTCACGGTCATACTGGTCGTACTCCAAACCGAACAATGCGTTCAGGCCGGGTTCCAACTCTTTAACGAGTTGTGCTCTGCTTATAGCCATTTTTCAAACCCTCCTATACGCCAGTGGTTGAAGGTGTTCCAGCCGCAATAGCGCCGTTATTGCTATTGAAGTGGTTATTCAACCTGACAATTGCACCAATCCCGGCTGCTGAAAAATCTTCGTTTGCCGCGTCCTCTACCCAACCCATAATCCTAAACTGTAGGGCGGCGGTAGTAGCAATCGTACTGATTGCCAGACGACCGTAAGATAAACCAGAAGTATCATCACCAGTGATTAGAGTCGAACCGTTAGCGTTAGCAAAGACAGCGGCACGAGCCGTAGCTTTGCTTGTCCATGACGCATCCGTTGCAATCACGTATAATTGCATAGGATCATCGTTTACATACGCCTTGATAGGATGGTTACTATTAGCCCCAGAACCGGGCCATGTGTTGCTCCACGTAGGTTTTCCAGTGGTACTCGAAACATATTCGCAACCTTGAAAGACACCTAGCAAACCGACTGTTCCACCAGCCGCCGCACCGGGCACATCAATATAGCCAGTAGAAAGAGGTATCACGGGTTCGCCATGATAAAACTTGCTAGTATTGCCATTTGCAATTTCATACATCGAGTAGTTGGACATACCTGTGGAATTGGCTGCTCCTCCTTGTTTACTCAGAGGGCGCAGACCAAATTTTCCGTTGGTATTAGCCATATCTTTTTGCTCCTTAAAGCAAAGGGTTTAAAACAATAAGCCCTAGCTCTCTTGCTTAGGACCTCCAAATGTAACACGCGACTGGCGTTCAGGTTTCTGAATCGCCATCGAATGATGCTGGGATTCTTTAAGAAGATCATTGTCAACGGCTGCCATAGCATCGGCATTCATCTGATTAAAATAAGATTTGCGTTCTTCAACAATTTCTACTGGAATTCGAGCCAGCAACAATCCTCCCACACCAAAGACACCTTCGTATCTTCCACCTTCAACGGTAGGGGCTTCAAATTCCGGATACTCATCTTTCCGAACAAGTTCCCACCCTTCTCTAACACGGGCAGAAATATTTTTTCGGTCGTCAAAGCCCCGGACCTCGGAACGTATCCACCTATGAACGTAACCTTGTGGCGGGTCAGGTGCGTCTAATAAAGACGGGGGTCTCCAAGGTTGACGGCGCGGTTTTACGGCCCGTTCCTCAGAAGCGCGGGGAGTACGATCAATTGTATTATTTTCCATTTTTCGGTCTCCTAGCGTTTATGTTTCGCGTACTCATCAAGAGATACCCCAAGCTTCCTTGCGATTGCAACTTCACTTGGAGAAAGTCTTACTGTTTTGCGCCCAGAATTGCTGGAGCGGGTTGCAGAGGCTACAGCCTGTTGAGGCCGCCTACCCTCTGATACGACAACTTGAGAACCTTCTCCAAACTTGTGCGGAAAAGCTTCTTTCATGCGTTTATCTATTTCAGAGTAATATTCCTCGGAGTTTGTGTCAAACCCTTCTTCTTCAACAAGAGTTTTATGAATGCCAAAAGAAGCAAAGGTCATGGCTTCATCTTGACCAAACCAATCGTTCCTATTTGCCCATTCTTCAGCTTTAGGATCTGGTCGAACTGGTACCTGCCCCTGTGCGGGAGATTGAGCGGCCACTTGTTGCTGATACTGCTGCTGTTGCTGGGACTGTTTATTTATTCGTTCCTGCTCCTGCTTGGCCGCTCTTACACGTTCCTGCTCAATAGCAAGTTGGGCCATTTTCTTATTAAGCTCAACCTGGGAAGCCGTATCATTTGTCGCTATTGCTGTTTCTAAATCTTTCTCTAAAGATTCAGCCTGAGAGGTTACGCGGTCGCTGTACTCATTAACATAGCCCACATCAAGACTTTGGACCCGTGTTTTAAGCGCACTGTTTTCCTGCTGTATATTTTTAGCGTAATCAATAGCCGCCTGCTGTTGGCGCTCCGCTTCTCTTACTTTCTTGGTAAGTTTATCAATACGCTTTTTAACTTTTTTACTATAGTCTTCATGTTCTTCAACATTTTCAACTTCTGCTTCTGCCTCAGCCTCCGTGTTTAAAGTGCTGGGCTCTACATTTACAGAAACCGATTGTCCTTCTGAAGGAAGGTCCACGGTAAGTTCTTCTTGTTGAGGTTCAGGCATGGGACTTTCTCCATGTTAAAAATGCAGGATGTCTTCGGGATCCTGTATAACCGCTATTATTTCGTCATCATTTAATATGCGGACTTCTCCTCCGTCTATTTTAAATCGGGCTCCCGCATAACGCCCGAAAATAACCCAATCCTTTTCCTTACACCACGCACCGCTAGGAAATTTTTCCTTGTCTTTATAAACAAGAGGACCTGTTTTAAGAACATAACCACAAACTGTAGCTATGGATTCTCTATCAACAATAGCATCCGGAAGAAAAACACCACCTTCCGTCTTTCCTTTACCCCGGTAGGGAAGTATCAAAATACGCCAACCAGTCGGGGAAGGAAGACGCTCAAAGGAACTTAAATCCAACTTATCAGGATCCAAAACCTTTTCTTCCACATTAATATAAGCATCTTTTATAGAAACTAGATTATCTTTTTTTAATGCCTCGGATTTATCTTTCATTGATCAGCCTTTTCTAGGATTTCTCTTAGCTCCTGTCCTATATAGTCTAAAGATTCAATAGAGCCAACCAATTGTTTGTATTCCTCATAAGTTTTTATAGTTCCTCCGGTCATCATCTCGGAAATACGCTCCCGCCGCTCTTTAATCTGTTTCAATAAATGTTCTGCTAAAAAGATCCCGTCCATCAAGCTTCCTTATTTTTTAACTTTTTTTGCTTCTGGTTTCGGTTTTGGAGCAACCGCTTTTTCATAATAGATAATAATCTGTTTCTGTTGTTCGATATACCGTTTAATTTCTGCCATATTAAGGGCTAAAGTCTCATAATCCCGGACACTGATGGCATAAAATAGGAAAGCCCCATTCTGCTTAGTGTATTTCTTTTTGAATTGATTAAAATTTTGATCGGTGACAACAAACCACGTTATATCATTCAAATCAAGCTGACGCGGCCTGTTTTGCGTCGGAATAACACGGTCAACCTCCACGGTTTTAACCTCAATTCTTTTGAGCGCATCCCACCCTGCACAACTACTTAGTGTCAGGGACAGCAGTAATATGCTCAAAACTTTCCAGTAACTTTTTAGTTCCACGGTTTATCTTCTTTTCCACCAGATTCGGCTTTTGTTGGCTTAGTCGCGTTAAATTGTGTTTTCTTAATTTACCAATCAGATTATTTTTATACTTTTCCGCCTTCTGTAGGTTAGTTCCTAGCTCTTTATTAAGCTTGCGGTATTTTGTGGCATCCTCTTTCAAAGTTTTTATAGTATTATCCTGAGCTTGCTTGGCAGCTTCTAATTTTGCCGAGTTTTCTGTCAAGACTTTGATCCGCTCCTGCGTGTCTTTGTAGTAATAATAACCCCCGTAGACAGCGCCTCCAACAAGACCCAAAACTAAAATAAGAATATAAATTTTTATCATCATTGCTATGTTCTACGCGCAAGTAAAATAATAACAACTACAACAAGGACAATAATTGTAGCTTCTCCATAACTAAGATGAACTCCGATTAAGGTCATCTTAAGTCTCTATTTTTTCGCGCTCATGTAAGCCGTCATTCCCATGTAAGCACCTACTACTCCGGCCATGCCAATATAGAATAAACCAAATAAATCAGCCAGAGCTTTAATACGACTATCTGGAAAAATAGGTAAGAAAACCAGCGCCGTAAATACAAGCATGGAAAGAAGGGAAATCCACGCCATTTGACGCTGGGCGTCTGCCTTCTCCTCGGCTGTTTCCGCCTCATGTATAGCTTTTATCGTTTCCAGTTCCTTATCTGAAACAATGCCATCCCCATCTACATCATATTCCGCATAAGCTGAATCCGCCTGTAGTGTTTTCCTTGGTTTTTTTGCCATGTTTATTTCCTTTTTAACAAGGGGTTATCCAAGGCCCGTTTAATTGCCTTAAATATCCGCTTTTCCAGTGTGTCAAGTTTTGTATCTACAGAACTGATTTTTGTATCAAACCGCGTATTGGCGGAATTAATTTTATTATCCATCCTTGTTGTCGCACCCTCGACAACTTCCCGAACATGTTTTTCATTCTGGGTAGTTACATCCCTAACAGTTTTCTCTGTTCGGCGCATAACATTTCGGGTTTCAGCATCCAAGGTCCGTGATCTTTTGCTGACAGCCCCTATATTGGTATAAACCTTGTCTATTTCCGCCCGTGTATCTGACCGAATATCCCTCACAACAGTCTGGATTTCGCCTACCCTCATCCGAACAGAGGCCATTTCCTTGCTTACGCTTGCCATCGTTTTTTGCATTACAGCAAGTTTTTTATCAAAACCGCTTAAATCAGGGGCGGTGTAGCTTTCGATTTTCTCCCGCATATCCATATAGTCTTTGTAAAATTCAAATCCTGCCCATAACCCGCCGCCAAGGGTTGACAGAAGCGTGAATACCACAACCAGCTTTCCGCCCTTGAATTTAACACCGCCTACATCGACTTCAGCCATTCTTAACCGCCATAATTATATCCTGAAGGAACTGGTTTTTTAGTCTTCAGGAGTTCAAATATTTGACCGTGTTGCTTAACAATCTCTTTTGATTTGTCTTGGTTCTTTTTAAGATCAGCCTTGATTATAGCCAAGTCTTTTTTAAGAAGATCTAAATCAAACTTCATTTTCGCTTGGGTAACAACAACGGATTTTTGGGATTCTTCCTGATAAAACTTGTAAACAGCTTCCACCTTGCTGTCTAGCTTGGATACATACCAGATCAACCCTATCGCTTGCAGTATGACCGCGAATATCAAGGCATAATTTATTTTGATGTTATCCATTATTTCCTCCACTGGCTT